CACAGTAGCCGCCCCGCCGCCGAGGCCGGGGCCGGGGGCCTCGCGGCCTCTCTGCCCTATATCGATCCGACCTATATCGATCCGACCTATATCGCTTTGATACATACCATATCTAGTAGGTAGCTAGGCGATAGGGTACTAAGGCTAGTATCCCCACGTCTACGTCTAACATAGTACGTACCTATTCAACCTAGGGTTTTCGCATAACATGCATTATGGAAAATACTAATCCTAAACATATCAATGGGTTAGTCGGATTCCTCTACCACGTCCACGCTTATCAGGGTTGATACATCTAATGCGTGTGGGTTTTCGGGTTCATGTTCGACTAGCCTAGACGCGGTGGCGCTTGCCAGCGTCACCAGGGCGGCAAGGTGCGGGCTGGCAGAGTGCGTGACAGACACCACGCTCTGGCTCTTTGCCTTACCTATGGCGCGGTCGAACACCTCTTTGGCAGCGGACAGGCGCTCATTCATGGTGCCATTAGCCATAGCGTCTTCCAGCACATCCACCGCTTTGAACGTCAGCCCTTCAAGGCGGCGGCGCAGCGCATCCTGTTTGCGCGTAAGCCCACCAGGGCTGCCCGATTGCCCTTTAACAAACGTCACGTTTATCAAGCTCCTATCGCTTTGATCGATCATAGATTTTTCTGTGATCGAAATTATCAATGAAGGAAAATTGCTTTTAAGGCAACGTGGGGCTTGTATTGTCTAGTTGCGTCTGCCATATTCACTACAGGAACAACGCGCACATACGGAGGATACCGCAATGGCACACACTACCACAAAGGCACAACATGACTTTGCCTCGCACTTTGTTGAAGCCGCTTTGTTTGCAGATACCCCAGAAGGGTACGACATAAATGCGGAGGGCAAAGGGCTGGCAAGCGAGATAGCCTTGCGCGCGTTTGCCGCAGAGTTCTACGACGCCCATCAGGACGACATACACGAATATTCTGAGGGCTTAGATGGTGCCGCCCATGATCTTTGGTACACCTTGCTAGGCCATGGTTGCGGTTATTGGGAGCATGATGACATGGCGTCTAAGCGCCTTGACGCCGCCGCCAAGGCGTTGGCAACCGTTTGTGGACTGTATGAGGGCGACGACGGCTTCTTATATTGGGACCGTTGACTTATCTAGTTTAGTCAGTCATTGTCTCTGTAACGAAGCGGCGCCAAGCGCCACACAATGGAGTGCAAAGCATGCCTATCACCACCCTTCTACGTGAATACGCAAACTGGATGATTGCCGAATGCTACGGCGAAGACGAAGCCGCTGAGCCAGTCGTGCTTGCGGCGCTTCGCACTGAAACCGAATGCGAAGCCCGGCACCTAGCACGGGCTTTGCTCGCCCGACTTGATGCTTTGACGGATGCCCCGTATCGCGTGGGTGGATCGTGCGTTGACCCACGCATTGCGGCGCTAGCCTTGGCGGCGCGATATGAATAAGCCCATTTACCTACCTAAGCCCCGCCGTTCCATGTTCTGGGTCGCACTGGAAGAATTTGCGACCCTGCTTGCCTTGTACGGCAGCATCATTGCGTTGGCGATTTTTGCCCGCGCAATCATGGGAGTGTGAGACATGACATACGCCACCGCGTTTCCCGACTATCCCGCCGCTTCCATGCCAGCGGTACCGACAGGCTTCTATGATGGAAGCTATCGGAATGACGTCTGCCCGCGTTTCATCAGTGACGATGATCGCGTGTCCATCTGGATCGACTACCCCGACCCAGATGCCCGCGAGTATTGCCTGATGCGCCAGTACCGCGTCACGCTTGCCAGCATCGACGATGGGATTGTGCTGGAGACAGATGCTTGGTCCGAAGCCCTCGAAGCAGGCACCATGCTGGCAAACGGATAATCGTCGCGCACCTTAGATGCGGGATAACCTACAAGCCCGGCCGCAAAGCCGGGCTTTCTCTTGCCTAGCTTAGGGCGCCGTACAGCGCGATTAGAGCCGCTTCTGCGCGGTTGTGATCTAGCTTGCGGCGCCAAAACTCGCTTGTCCCAAATCGCTCACTGGCAAAATCGCGTGCCGCGTTCTTGTCTTTGGGGACTTCCATGGCACGTTTCCATACATTCGGAGAAACCAATTTTGCCCCTATGCCCGACAACGCTAGCACGGTCGCAATGGTGGCAGCCGTTGCGCCAAGGGAATATGCGGCAATCCCGCTTATTCCAGGTGGTGCGGAAAGCCGTTCCACCAAGCACCGATCTACCGGCCCTATCTGGCCTAGTAGGGCAGACAACGCAACCGGGTCGAGATGGCGCCGCACCTTGCCTAGGGCGGTTTTCACGGCAATGGCAGGCAGGTCGTAAACGGCTTCGACCCGCCAAGCCCCGGCGTCGTCTTGGTGCAGCACGGCTAGGGCGCCGGTAACACCTGGATCAATTCCCATCACTCGCATGATCGTTCCGATCCTGTCGGACGAGCCGACCAAGTTGGCCTATGTCCGCCGTTCCCTATACCATATGTCCACGTCCATGTCCGCAAACAGCCTACGTCCACGTTCAAGCCTGAGAACACGCTACGTCCACGTTCGGCTTTGCTTGTTTTGCACGTCCACGTTCGGCTTTGATTGTTTTGCACGTCCACGTTCGGCTTTGGTTTGCTCGCACGTCCACGTCCGGCTCTGGCGCAATCGCACGTCCACGTCCAGCTCTGGCCCAGGCAATGTCCGGTCAAATGTCCGGTGCTGGCGAAGGCCGAAACCGCACGTGGTGGTAGGTGGAAACCTGTAGCACCTGTAGCAGCATGTAGCAGGTAAGACTCAATTCGCTACTACGCCCTTAACCCTATATGCAGCCTAGTGTTTTAGGGTTCTGTAGCAGTGTAGCAGCACTTTCTCTTATTTGTTTATATATATATATTATATAGGGCTGTAGAGGCTGTAGTACACGCTGCGTACGTGGGGGGAGTTTAACGTTAAAATCGCTGCTACGCTGATACGCTGCTACAAGCCTTTGTTTTCAAGGACTTAGCACGTAGCAGCACTTTTTACCCGCTGCTACGTGCTACGTTTTTACCTACCACAAGCTGCAAGGAAGGCTGCGTTTTCTCCACTTAATGGTAGATGCTCTTTATGCGAGTATACGATTCCATATTTTCTATCTTGCATCTTACTCAACTAGTCGGTACGGTTTTGAGGTCGAACCAATGGAGAGGACACCGACAAATGGCCGAGAACGATAACCCGATTGATCCTCTGGATCGTGCGACCCGTGCCCTGGCTGCACTAGAGTCGCACCTGCCCTACACAGCACTTCCAGCCTACGTGGTGGCCCTGCACCGGGCCAGAGCGAAAGCCGTGATTGACGTCTATCCCAACATCCTTGAGATGGTTGTCGCTGAACTTTCAACCAAGCTGCAAAACGCCAACGCCACAAACTCCCGGCTGGCGCAAAAGAACCACGGCTTACTGGTTGAGATCGAGCGCCTGCGTGCGGTGCTGCCATGAGCACCAACTGGGACCACCGCATGTTGGCGCTTGCCCAGCACGTTGCCCAGTGGAGCAAAGACCCCTCCACGAAAGTGGGCGCAGTCATCACCGACTATGACCACCGCGTGCTGTCAGTGGGCTTCAATGGCTACCCGAAGGGCGTGCCCGACGTGGACCTGCACGATAGGGACTACAAGCTGGCGCGCATCGTCCACGCGGAGATGAACGCCCTCTTGTTTGCCAACTCGCCCTTGGAGGGCGCCACCATGTACGTCTGGCCGATGCCCCCGTGCAGCCATTGCGCAGGCCCGATCATTCAGGCTGGCATCGGGCGCGTGGTCGCTCCCCGTGCCCCCGAACGCTGGGCTGAAGTCTGCGCCATCGGCCAGCGGATGCTTTTCGACGCGGGCATCATCGTACACACGGTGTACCTATGATAACCGTGCATTCGTTTTCCACGCTCGACGATGACCTGACTGTCGTCAACGCCGCCAGGGCATCTTTCGGCAAGCAGAAGGAAGTCTTTGATGAGGCGGACGCCAAGCTGATCCGTTATCTCGCCAAGCATAACCACATCATGCCGTTTGCTCACCCGCACATCAGGTTCAGGATCGAGGCGCCTATCTTCGTGGCCCGCCAGCTTGCCAAGCATCAGGTGGGTGGCGTTTGGTCCGAAGAGAGCCGCCGGTATGTGGACGATTGGCCAGACATTTATGGACCCATGTTCTGGCGCGAACGGGCAGAAAATGTGAAGCAAGGGTCTGGCGCACGCCTGAAAGTGTACGCAGATAGCCTCGCCGACGATGCTTACAACGAGGCCATGGCCGCCGCCTTGAATGCGTATAGCAGGCTGTTGGAATTGGGTGTCGCGCCAGAGATGGCTCGCGCGGTTCTACCCCAAGCCGCTATGACAACGTGGATCTGGACCGGCTCGCTGCTGTTCTTCTCCCGGGTCTGCAAGCTGCGGCTCGACACTGACGCCCAAGCGGAAACCCGCGAGGTCGCGGAGAAGATCGCGTATGAGTGCCGTAAGGTGTTCCCGGTGTCTTGGAAGGCTTTGATGGGAGATGAGAAATGAGCTTGCTACTGGTTTCAGCGGTGGTTCTTACCATCATCGTCATATGGGTGGCTGCCCATGTCTGACCTGATCGCGCGGATCGACGCGCATTTGCGGAACGACGACGCAGAGCAGCGGTGGCTGGCTTCCGACAACCTGCTGGAGGAAGCACAGGCAGAAATCGAGCGGCTGCACGCCCAAGACCAGTATTGGAACGAGTGTCTGGGTACCGCGCATGCCGAAATTGACCGTTTGGCCGCGTGCCTTCGGTGGGAACAGAACTGGCTTTCCCGTGTAGGCACCCACAGCGACGGCTGCTGGCAGTGGGGGCCAGGGCATTACCAGTGCGCCCTGCGCCACATCAAGGATTGTGAACAGAATCACCAGATGCAGGAGTGGAAACTGTGAGGGTGAACAAAGACAGACTGATGGCGCGTCGGCACCCGACCAACTGTGCGAACAGGCGCGATGCCTGGACGCCGTTTGAAATCGAGCAGTTGGCAGAGGGCCTGCGCCTAAGCGAAACAAACGAAACACTCGCCGAGCGGTTGTCGCCCCGATCCAACGAAGCCATTAGGCGCAAGATTGTGCTGCTTCAGCGGGCCGACCATTGGACCATCGAGGAACTACAGGCCCTGCACGATGGCGTTGCGGCAGGGAAAACCGCCGTACAGATAGCCGAAGACGTTCCCACCCGCACGCTGCGTGCCGTCAGGGCACAGCTTCTCGCAAGCGGCCTCAAGGCCAAGCTGGCGCAATTGGGTCCACGCCCGCTGCCAAGTGGCGTGAGCCGTCGCAGCAATAAGTTCAGTTGGGTGGCGCAGGACTCCAAAGAGATTTGGATTGAACGCCGCTGCATGGCTTGTAACGCACGTTTCAATAGCTGGGGCATAGGGAACCGCCTGTGCCCCCTTCACAGGAGGGAAGGCGAATGAACATGGACAGAGTGAGCAAAGGGATGGCGGTAGTTGGCGTGGTGATAGTCGCGCTGACTTGGCTGTTGGTTCCGAAGGACGAGGGCAAAAAGGATTTCATGCACGAATGCCAGGATAATGGGATGCGGCACTACCAATGCGTGGCGATCTGGCGTGGCGGTGCGGCGATGCTTATCCTGCCAACACCCGGCTATCAGGTCTTTCCGGTGGACCCAAACTGATGCGAAATGCTCAAGGGTCTTTGCAGTTCCCCTTTGAAGAACTGCTCATCACCTACGAACACCACCCGCTCACCTGCGAGGGTAACATGTGGATCGACTTCACCGCTGAGTACGACGGTGAACAGCAGACGTGGGATTTCGATTGGAAGTACGATGGTCTATCCGACCTCACATGCTACGCTTCCGATGGAAACGCTGTCCCATTGGCTGGACGCCAGCACAAGTTTGAATTTCTCGTCCGTGCCGCACTGGATGACCACCACACCGACATTGAGGACAAAATCCATGAATCACTCACCTGTATCTAACACCTGCGACCAGTGCCGCCACTGGGACAACGATGGTCTGTCCCCGTATGGCGTCTGCCGCCACAGTCCTCCAACCGGCTCAGGCTGGCCGCGTGTCAGCCGCAAGGACTGGTGCGGGGAGTACGGGTATCCCGTAGTTGAGGCGCAGCCCCCTTACCCAGTGATGAATCCTCTGCCACTTGGCGAAACTGTCGAGGGTACTGACTTCTACCTTAGCCCCCCAGAGAAGCGCCGCCCAGGTCGGCCAAAGAAGGAAACTGCGTGATGGACGAGGAAACAAAGTTCAAATCAAGCCAGGAAAAGCTGCTCTTGAAGATCAAAGAGAGTTTTGGCTTTGACACCATGCTGCTGGTGGGCGTGAAGCCAGACCCAGAAGATGAGGACGCTGAATCGGTGTACCTGATTAACGACCGCGTGGTGCCGGAAAGCGAAGCGATCGTGTACCTGATGCGGGCCATAGAGGTACTGCTTGAGGGACTGACAGATCGCCCGAAGATCCACTAAAAAGAAAAGAGGACACAATGAGGGTGCTAGACCTGTTCAGCGGAATAGGGGGTTTCTCGCTTGGGCTGGAACGCGCGGGCATGACGACCGCTGCGTTCTGCGAGATCGACCCCAAAGCTAGGTTGGTGCTGCAAAAGCACTGGCCCGACGTACCAATCTTCGAAGACGTAACCACACTTACCGCTGCTGATATGAAGGGAAAAATTGATGTCATCTGCGGAGGGTTCCCCTGCCAAGATATCAGTCTCGCAGGAAAAGGAGCGGGACTTGCCGGGGACCGAAGCGGCCTCTGGTTCCAGTTCCACCGGCTCATCAAAGAAATCCGCCCGCCGTGGGTCATCATCGAAAACGTCTCAGCCCTTCGCTCTCGAGGACTGGACGTCATCCTCGGGGGCCTCGCTGCGCTCGGGTATGATGCGGAGTGGCACTGTATACCCGCTTCCGCCGTTGGCGCCCCTCACCGCAGGGATCGGGTCTGGGTTGTGGCGTACCCCAAAATCGACGGAAGGGATGGGGCGTTATTCGCAAGTCAATGGCAAGCGGTATCCGGGTCTGTGGAATCAGGTGCAAATGTGGCCGACGGCCAGCGCCAGAGACTGGAAGGACACACCAGGCATGGCGTTGGTGGGGCCGGATGGAAGGAATCGGACGGACCAGTTAGCACGTCGAGTATATTCCACGGAACAAACTTTGCCGGGCAGTGGGATGTTGAACCCGACGTGGGTAGAGTGGCTAATGGGGTTCCCAAGCGGGTGGACCGACTTAAACAGCTAGGAAACGCGGTTGTCCCGCAAATCCCCGAAGTGATTGGGCGGGCCATCATGGCAACCTGCACATGAGGGCGTGGAAGCATCAGGAAGCTGCCCTAGAACACCTGCTAGCGGGCAACTACCTGCTGGCATGGGAACCCGGCACCGGCAAGACCCTACCCTTGCTTAGAGCCGCAAGCCAAAGAGGTGGCCGCTGCCTATACCTAGGCCCTTCTGCCATCAGGACGCAGGTGGCTAAAGAAGCAGTTATCTTCAACTGCTATGCGCAGCGTGAGATCCAAGTGGTGCAGTCTGGTAAGGACAAGATTGCACCACAGGCGCGGCTGGTCATTTGCTCCTATGAACACATGATTATCCCCACCATCTGGAAGCAGCTATTTAGTCTTGACTGGTTCTCCATGGTGCTGGACGAGGGCCACCTGCTGAAGAACTCTGCGGCCAAGCGCACGCGGGCGATCTACGGAGCCACCGCTAGATCGGCCGGGGCGCTGTATCGGCGGGCGGAGCGGGTATGGGTGGCTACCGGCACGCCGCTGGTAAACGATCCAAGCGACGTGTGGCCGCATCTAAGCCGACTGATGCCGCATGTGCTGGCTGAAGCCTGCATCAGCACCAAGAACCAGTTCCAAGAGAAGTTCTGCCACATCCGGCAGACGCCATACGGGCCAGTGGTGGTCGGGGGCAAGAACTTGCCCGAACTACGTGCCCTGCTTTCGCCAGTCATCTCGCGCATCAAGAAGGTAGACGTATTAGACCTGCCGCCATTGCAGGTTACGGAAGCCTGGGTGCCTGCAACCGACTTGGACCTAACCGACGTGCCCGCCGAAGCCCTGCTTGAACTGGAGCAAATGCTAAAAAAGGGCGATGACACCAAATTGGAGCGATTCGCCCCAGCCCTAGCCACGTTGCGGCGTCGTATTGGTCTAGCTAAAGCAGGCCATTGCGCCGAATTGGTTCAGACAGAGCTTCACGGTGGCATCAACAAGGTTATTATCTTTTATCAGCACCGGGATGTTGGTGCGTTACTGGTTGAACGGCTTGCCGCCACCCAGCTTCTGAGGACGGGCGGAGTCGCCCAATACAGCGGCGGGATGACGCAAGAGAAGCGAGACGCAGTTATCAAACAGTTTACCGGCGACTCAAAGTGCCGGGTTTTGATAGCGCAGATCCAGGCAGCGGGAACGGGGTTGAACCTCCAGTGCGCTGAACGGGTCTTGATACTGGAGCCAGCGTGGACTCCAGCCTTGAATGAGCAGGCAATCGCACGGGCCTATCGTGCGGGGCAATCAAAGAGGGTCTGGGCAAGCTACGTCTGCCTGTCCGACTCAATCGATGAACGGATCACTTATACGTTGCTGCGCAAGCAACGGATCATTGAAGGGACACTTGGATGATGAAAGTTTCTATTGAGGCCAATTCCTTGCAGGAACTGCTGGAGAACATTGGCCGTCTGTGCGGCGAGATCGAACGTCTGGACGCGGAACCGGAGGCGGACCCAAAGCCCGTGTTGCAGCAGTACGATCTGACGTGGGGGCAGATGTGGGAACTGGCCGACCGCTACGAGGCATCTGGCCGGTTATTCACGCACCTGCTGGTTTCGCACTCTGGGCAGGACACCCTGCGCGATGTGCCGATTGGCTCATGGGCAGCGATTGCCGAGGAAGCTAACGAGAAGCTGAAGCGGGACGCTATCGTCAAGGTTTTGAAGTGAGCGGGCATTCCCGCTTCGGGGCGAGCGCGGCGCACCGCTGGATGCGATGCCCCGGCTCCATCTCAGCCATCGAAGGATTGCCGAACGTATCGTCCCCTGCCGCAGAGGAAGGTACGCTCTTGCACGAGGCGGCTGCGCAGGTGCTTTTTGGAAATCTGCCGCTTTCTGCGTTACAGGACGGCCTGTCCAAGGACTTCCCTTTGAACGAGGAGCAGGTAGACGTCGTTGAGCAGTATTGCCAGTTGGTTTGGGAAGAGAGCGCCGACGCCGGACTGCTGACTGAGGTGCGCGTAAGCATTCCCAGCTTCGTGGAGTTTACCGGCACCGCAGACTCGATCATCTATGACGACACGTCGCTGAAGGTCATCGATCTCAAGTGCGGTCGGGGCGTGAACGTCGAAGCGGAGTACGCAGGCAAGATCAACCCGCAGCTTGGCTTCTATGCCCTTGGGGCGCTGGCGCAGTTCCCCAAGTGGGAGCCTGAGCACATCGAGGTCATCATCTCGCAGCCGCGCTACGGTGGCACCAAGCGGCGCACGGTGACGCTCGACGAACTGGCTGAACTGGAAGCCGAGATGCTGGACGCGGTGATACTCGCCGTATCCGACGATCCGCCCTTCCTGGCTGGTAGCCATTGCCACTTCTGTTTGGCGCGGGCCACCTGCCCGACCCTTCGGGATTACGTTTACAAGATTGCAAGGATGGACTTCGATGATTTCGCCACTGCACCTGTCTGAGGAAGAAATTGCTGAGGTGTTGAACAACGCCGACGTGATCGAAACTTGGCTCACTGCTGTTCGCGGCCTAGCCTATTCCGCAATCTCAGATGGCCGGGATATCCCCGGCTGGAAGCTGATGCCCAAGCGGGCCATCAGGAAATGGAAGGATGCACGTCTCGTGAAGCAGCGCCTTGCAAGTGAAGGTTTGAGCGGTTTTCTGACAGAAGACCTGATTACGCCCGCCCAGGCTGAGAAGCTGGCGAAGAAGCAGGGTATCCAGTTGGACCTGTTCGACCTGATCGAAGCCGAATCCTCGGGCCTGCGATTGGCCCGTGAGACGAACAGTCGGGAAGCCGCGACCCGTACTGCCGTAAGTGAGTTCGCGGAATAATCTATCCAATCTCAAAAAGGTACACAGCATGTCAAAAGTTACAATCGGTCCCGGTCGTCTGTCGTTCCCCGCCATCTTCCAGCCGCAGCGCGAAGACATGGGCGGCAAGTACGGCATCACGATCCTGCTGCCCCCTGACTTCGATACTGCGCCGCTGACTGCTGCGCTGCTGGCCGCAGCCACAGAGAAGTGGGGCGCAGACCAGAAGAAGTGGCCCAAGCAGATGCACGGCCCGAAGAATGTCATCCGCGATGCGGGTGATAAGGCCCACCTTGCCGGGTACACAGATGGCTGGAAGTTTATCTCGCTGAAGAGCAAGAGCCAGCCCGGTATCGTGAACGCGAGCCTCGAACCCGTCACGGACGAGCGTGAAGCCTACGCAGGGCGCTGGTGCCGGGTCACGGCAAGGGCTTATGCGTACGATAACGTCCTGAAGGGCGTGGGCTTTGGCCTACAGAACATCCAGCTTCTGAAGCATGACGCCCCGTTCTCTGGCGCAGGCCGCGCACAGGACGACTTCGACTCCATGGCAGAAGATTTAGGTGCAAGCCCGTCCAGCAATAACGATTCCTGGAACGACTAAGCACCTCACAAGTTCGTCCCACGGTTGCACCTAGTGAAGGCAACAGCGTTTAAAATGGGGAGGCCGAAAAACGTGGGGATGGCCTCCCTGCCACCTTGCCCGGCAAACTGTGGGCTGGATCAGTGATCCAACGCAGTTTGCCGGGCGGGTGGATCAGGCTCATAAAGAAAGACAACAGGTGACACATGGCACAAAACATATCTCATGCCGTAATGGCGCAAAGGACCGAAGCCAAGGATAGCTTGGACGATTTCCCGACTCCCCCGTGGGCTACTAGGGCGCTGCTTTCGCACGCAATACCCTGGAACTTGGCTATCTCACAACACAGTTGCTTGGAACCAGCCGCCAATCGGGGCTACATGCCTAAAGTTTTGGGAGAGTTCTTTGGGAATGTGCAGTCCTCAGATGTGCATGATTACGGGAATGGCGGGACTGTGCGGGATTTTTTGAAAGATCCTTACCCCGACAATTCGTTTGATTGGGTTATTACGAACCCCCCTTTCCGGTTGGCTGAAGATTTTGTTTTACGGAGTTTAAAAGTAGCGCGGGTTGGCGTAGCGATGCTGGTGCGGACCATGTTTGTAGAAAGTTCTGGTCGTTATAAGAACCTATTTACGCCCCATCCGCCTTACCGTGTTGCGCAGTTTGTTGAGCGGGTTCCTATGGTAAAGGGGCGCTTAGACAAGAAGGCTTCTACTGCCACAGGGTATTGCTGGATGATCTGGCTACACTCGCATGAAGGGCCGACTGAGTTGTTTTGGATTCCTCCAACTCGCAAGAGCCTAGAGAAGATTACCGATTATCCGCTGCCCTCATTGGAAGATACCTATGCGCCTCCACATCGATTTTGAAACCCGCTCTGCCGTCGATCTGCGCCGATCTGGTGTCTATCGCTACGCGGAAGATACCACCACGGAGGTCATCGTCGTTTGCTGGGCCGTTGGCGATGAGCCGGTGCAGACGTGGTTCCCTCTCAAAAATCCTCTACCTGCGGACCTTCGGGCTGCCTTTTGCGACCCCTCCTGCATCGTGGTCGCCCATAACTCTGGCTTTGAGCGCACCCTCTATAACGCCAAGCTGGTGGATAAGTTCCAACTGCCTATCATCCCGCTGGACCGCTGGGACTGCACGGCAGCACGGGCTGCCCGCATGGCCCTGCCTCGCTCACTAGATGGCGCCGCCCAGGCATTGGGTTTGGACGTGCAGAAGGACGCGGAAGGGCGTGCTTTGATGCTGCGAATGTGCCGGCCGCGCAGCGAGGATGTGGAACTAGGCACCTGCACTTGGTGGGAAGACGCGCCTAGGATGCAGCGCCTCGCCCAATACTGCGCCACCGACGTAGAGGTTGAGCGCCTGCTGGATAAGCAGTTGCGCCATCTGGGCGAAGACAAGCCGGTGTGGGCGCACACTGAACTGATTAATGACCGTGGCGTGCGTATCCACACCGCGTTTGCCCAGAAGGCAGTGGCGGTAGCAGACATGGCCCAGGCTGTGCTGAACGAGGCGCTCTATACGCTCACGGGTGGTGAGGTGGGGGCGGCAAGCAATGTCGGTGGCATCAAGAAGTGGTT